GTGAACCATTCAAAGTTGATGATGATTCCAAGGCAGATTGGGCAATGCGAAAACTTGCCTCAATTCGGCGCAAACAAGCAGAGAACAAAGACATCTTTGACCGAGAAGTTAAAAGGGTCATGGAATGGCTTGAGAAGGTCAATACAGCCCTTGAGAGAGATGCTGAGTGGTTTGAGTCCAACCTACGCCCATACGCCCTTCAGGAGCGCTCTAAAGACCGTAAAAGCATAGTTCTGCCCCATGGCACAATCAAAACTGTCGCAGGTCGGGTCAAGTTCGATATTGAGGATGAATCTAAGTTAATTGAGTGGGCTGAAAAGAACGCCCCTGAATTAGTCCGAGTTAAAAAAGAAGTTGATAAAAAAGCCCTAGGTGCTTTGAATCAATCTGAAGATAAGGTAATATCAACCCAAGGTGAAATTATTCCAGCAGTAAAAGTTTTACCTGCTGAGACTTTAGTTTCATTCGTGATAGCAGAGTAGAGAGAGGCAACATGGAAAACAAATTACCAATCGCTCAAGCATTGAGCGAAGTAATGAAGGCAGTTGGTGGTATCGCTAAGAAGGATAAAAACACATCTCAAGGATTTAATTTCCGTGGGATTGATTCAGTAGTTAATGCAGTCTCACCAGCCTTGCAAAAGTTTGGTGTGGTTGTAGTTCCATCAGTTGAGGAGTACGAATATCACACAGTTGAGATAGGACGGAATCGCACGGCTATGGGACATGTCAAAGTCAAAGTTAGTTATACATTCATCGGTGCAAACGGTGATGCAATCAAAGCAACAGTTGTTGGAGAAGCGATGGATTCAGGCGATAAGGCAACAGCCAAAGCCATGTCAGTTGCTTTCCGTACAGCCCTACTTCAATCATTGGCACTACCAACCGATGAGGTAGACCCTGATGCTCAGTCTTATGAACGCTCTTCCTCTGATGATGTTATGGCGCCTTCAGCGGTGCTAACAAAAATTCATCAAGCGACTGACTTAGAATCATTGGCATCAGTTGGTCAGTACATAACAGCCAACAAAGAAAAATACAACGCAGAACTTTTAGAGCAGTTCCGTCTTAAGTTCCGTGAGCAACAGATAAAAATTAACCCACCAAAATTGGAAGAGGAATCCGATGAAGTCAAAGTCGAAGGAGTTGCTGTTTCATCCTGAACTTCCATACGCAGGGACTTCGGGACATAGCGGGACAGATACATCTAGGGAGCGAGCGCTAAGTGCAGACAGGTCAGGTAAGACTGCTCTGCGCCAAGCGCAAGCCCTCAATCTTCTTTCACAAAGAGAATTGTTTGGGCTAACTTGGAAAGAGTTATCTGAGATAACTGGACTTCACCACGGAACCGCTTCGGGTGTATTGTCCGTCCTCCATAAATCAGGACGCATCGCCCGTCTCAAAGAGACTCGTAATGGGTGCAAGGTTTATGTAGATGTTTCTTGTATTGAGGGTCGATTAGTTGAAAGACAAGGGCGAAAGAAAAATTGCCCTCATTGTGGAGGAGATTTGTGAGCATTAGATGGATTACTAAAGTTTGGGCAGATTCGCCTTATGACGGAACCAAACTTTTAATTCATCTTGCGCTCGCAGATATTTCTCATGATGACGGAAGATTCTTTGCCTCTCAGTCAAACCTTGCTTCCAAGGGTAGATGCTCGGTTGAGTATGTCCGAAAGGTCATCAACGAGATGATTGCTGACGGTCACCTGAAGATTATTACCAAGGGTAACTCTCGAGGTAATGCAACTGTCTACCAGTTGTTATGGAAGAAACTCCCCAACTCAGTAGGGGACGAACAAAGTTTAGGAGAGGTAGAACTCCCCAACTTAGATACCCTCAACTCCCCAACTTTGGAGGTTCAACTCCCCAACTCCACTCCGTACCATCCGTCCTATACATCCGTCCTATCTACAACGCAGAGTGACGAAACTGCTATCGCAGTTGTCGCACTCTCTGAAGCAGTAGCAAGAAAATGGTGGGAGAAGCAAAGAGTAAAACCATTGGGTAAAAGTGCTTGGCACTCTTTACTAGCAATCTGCCAAGCGGCAGAGAAGCGAGGCTATCAAGCCGAACAAATTGAACAGGCGTTAGATTACATAGGCACAGTTCCATCTATGAGACAGATGGACTTAGTTCTAAGGGGAGTAGGTGTTAAAACAAAACATGAGCAATCAGCAATTAGAGCCATCGAATTATCAGAAAAACTCCGCAATGAGTCTCTCTGACATAGCAGTCCTAGTGGGCTTCATCGGGATTTACGATTTACGAATTCAGGTAGATGAGTTAAAGGTTCGTGCTTGGGCAGAATCTTTTGATTCAGATTTACCATTACAAGAAGCGAAGCGAATTGTTTCTTGGCATTATGCAAACTTTGACACGGCTATCCAACCATCACACATAAATAAAGAGTGGCGTCGTAGGATGTCTGATGAAAGAGAAAGAGAAAAAAGCCGTCTATTAAGTTTAGAGTTTGAGGAACGAGAAAAACAAAAAGCATCTCCTGAAGTTATTGCTAAATGGAAAAAAGAGTTTCGGGAGTACATGGAAAGAAACAGGGTGACAGATGCTCCGTTGGAAACAGATAGCGGGACGATGGCACCTGACGCATGAAGATATTTCGATTTGTCGATTGGTATTACAGGTGGAGATTCAAACGACGGCAAAGGTATGCCCTGCTTGCTTGGACGCCCTCGCAGACGAGAGACTCCAATGGCAAACCCTAAACTTAAAGTTGATGATGAGACTCGATTCCTAGTTCTCGCTAGAGCCTTTTACAAATGTGAAAGATGTGGCAGAGATTTTTTAGGCTATCCAGTCTCAGTTCATCATCGGCGCCCGAGAATGATGGGCGGAAGTAAAAACCAAGAACTCCATAAATCAGCGAATCTTATTGTTTTATGCGGTACTGGAACTTCAGGTTGTCACGGTTGGGTTGAGTCTAATCGTGATAAGGCTAGGGAGTTAGGTTACCTAATTCAAAAGGTTGAGTCGGCTGAAGAGATACCTTTTCAGGATAACAACGGACTTTGGTGGTACTTGGATAACTACGGCAGAAAGAGACAACTTGACATTGCTTAACCTGTACCTCACCTTTAAGTCATGGATTGCTTATGTTATGCGGACGACGCTGAACAACTCATCTATCGACTTGAGTTGGCTCAACGCCCATGGACGACAAACGCAGAGCGCTCAGGCAATCGATGGGAAAGAGCGAAACTTACAAAAGAGTGGCGCTCGGCTTTTCAACTACTGGCTAAATATGAGAAGATACCCCCTATGGCGTGGATTAGCGTCACCGTTGAACCTCACCAAAAAGGCGGGAGGCTTCAAGATGTAGGTGCATGTAATCCAGCAGTCAAAGCGGCTATCGACGGAATTGTTGATGCAGGAGTTCTTCCTGATGATTCTTCAAAATTTCTTCGTTCGTTAATTTTTCTGCCACCACAGAACGATAGAAATTCTTTAGTGCTTTACATTCGAGGAGCGAAGAAAGAGAGGAAAGTATGAACTGGAGTTTAATATGGACAGTAGTTGGTTTAGCCATTGCCAGTTTTTTTATTTTGCCGATTTATATTGGTTACATAATTGCTTACAAAAAAGCAATGCTAAAAATTGAATTGGAGTTCGTTGCAACAGCGAATCAGATTCACAAAAAAGTAAAGTTTGATGATGCAGTCGAACGCCTGTTCGAAGAAGGAGAAGCGATATGAGTACAGTAATGGAAGCAACGGAGTTAGACGGTAAAGGACTAGATGAGGTCAAACTTCTAACAGATGCGATTCGTACCCATCAGTCGCAGATTCAAGACTTAGGTAAAAGACGCAAGCAGTTGATTCTTAGATTACGAAAACAAAGAATCACTTACCGAGAGATTGCTGAAGCCATGGGTGTATCAGAGCAGTTAATTTACAAAATTATCCGCAACGATATTGAAAGAGTTCCTGAGTACGATAGCGAAGGAAACATAATTCGTAGACGAGGACGACCAGCGAAACAATTAGCCTAAGACAGTTTATTGAGTGAGGAAAAATGATATTTCATAAACATTTACTAATAAACGCTAAGGTTAATAAACCAATGAAGTCTGAGGATGAGGCTATCGAGTTCCTTAAAGATTTGGTTGGTTCAATCAACATGAAGATAATTAAAGGACCCTTTGCTTCCTATGTTGATGTAATTGGTAACCGAGGTTTAACCGCCATGGTTATGATTGAGACTAGCCACATCGCATTTCATATATGGGATGAGCAGTTCCCTGCTCTATTACAATTTGATTTATACACTTGTGGCTCTTTAGATGCTGAGACTGTATTAACCACTATTGAAAAGTCTTTTGAAGTAGCATCTCTTGAGTATCAGTTGTTTGACAGGAAAGACGGCTTTGTACTTGAAGAGCAAGGGTCAAGATGAAAGCCAAGATAAAGGTAGGTCAAGTTGCTTCAGTTGCTATCTCATCCCTTGAGGCGTATCCGACAAATCCTCGTCGTGGCGATATTGAAGCGATTGCTCAGTCAC